AGTGCCTGGCTACAAGATAGTCCAGAAGCAAGCGCGGCGAAAGTGGACCAGCGAGGAGAGCGCGAAGCAAGCGCTGCTTTCGTTGGGCCTCAAAGAATCTGTCGTCGTCGAGACTTCGATCATGTCCCCGGCGCAGGCCGAGAAGGCGCTCAAAAAGCGCTTTAGCGAACTGCCCGAGGACTTGATCAAGTCCGAGTCGTCAGGTACGACGCTCGCCCCGGAGGATGACCCCCGGCCAGCGGTGCAGTCGTTCATCGGGCTGTCACAGGCCCTTTCTAAACTGTAATGGAGTTCACATGTCAAATCTCGTAAAGTTCTCTGGCGCTAACCTGCCTTCTGTTGCTTCCCTGTCCACCGCGCTTCGCACCATCGCCAACGATGTCAGCGCCTCGACCACGGCCATTATCAAGATGGACCGCACGGGGCACTGGGTCTTCGGTGCTGATCAGACCGAGGCCGAGGACGACGCCCGCTGGGCGGTCAATCCCTTCTCGTTCGTCCACGGCTTTATTGCCTGGGGCGACGGCGAGGTGCTGGCCGAAAAGCTGGTGCCCGTCACCGAGCCGCTGCCTGAGCTGGAGGCCGCGCCTCCTGGCGCGAAGAAGGGCTGGGAGCCGCAGACGGGCCTGTCTCTGAAGTGCATCAGCGGCGAAGACGCCGGTCTGGAGGCGCGGTTCACTACGACCTCGGTCGGTGGCCGTAAGGCTGTGCAGGCTCTGGCTGTCGCCATCGCCGCGCAAGTGGAGAAGGACCAGTCCAAGCCCGTGCCCGTCATCAAGTTGGGCAAGGACCACTACACCCACAAGAGCTACGGCCGTATCTACACGCCCGTGTTCGAGGTCGTGGAGTGGGTCAGCATGGACGGTGAGGCTGAGGCCGCGCCTGAAGCTGAGGCAGCGCCTGCTGCTGGCCGTCGTCGTCGTGCGGCCTGATTGAGAGCGGGGGCTCCGGCCCCTGCTTTTTTATGCGATTCGGATCAGTTTGCAGCGGTATTGAAGCCGCTTCTGTAGCGTGGGGACCGCTTGGTTGGACAGCGGCTTGGTTCAGCGAGATTGAACCATTTCCTTGCGCGGTGCTTAAGCACCACTACCCTGATGTGCCCAACTTGGGCGACATGACTAAATTACCCGACCTGATCCGCAGCGGTCAGGTTGAAGTGCCTGACATCCTTTGTGGTGGCACGCCCTGCCAAGCCTTTTCTGTTGCCGGTCTGCGCCAGTCGCTGGACGACGAGCGCGGCAACTTGTCCCTTACCTTTTGTGAGATCGCAGATGCAATCGACGAACAGCGAAAGTCCATCATCTTCTGGGAGAACGTCCCCGGCGTCCTCTCAACCAAAGATAACGCATTCGGGTGCTTTCTGGGAGCACTTGCCGGCGAAGATGACGCGCTCGTCCCGCCAGGGGGCCGATGGGCAAACGCTGGTTTTGTTGATGGCCCCAAAAGAGCAGTCGCGTGGCGAGTCCTCGACGCCCAATATTTCGGAGTGGCCCAACGACGCCGTCGTGTGTTCGTTGTCGCAAGTGCTAGAGCAGACTTCGATCCCGCAGCGGTTCTTTTTGAGTTCGACGGCGTGCGCCGGGATTCTGCGCCGAGCAGAGAAACGGGGAAAGCAGTTGCCGGAACAATTGAGGCAAGCCTTGGCCGCAGTCGCGGAGCAGGAACGCCCACGGCCGCAATCTGCCCCACCTTGCGAGCAGGCGGCAACCGTACTGGCGGCGACCGCCCGCCAAGCACCGATGTCGATACAGCCGACAGTTTGATCGTCCAGCAGCCCTACGCTGTCGGCAACACCCTGACCGCGAGGATGCACAAGGGCATCAACAGCACGCTGGATGAGGGTCAGACGCCGGTAGTTGTCCACGGCACACAAGACCCTTGCGTGTCTGACATTGCGTTCGCGCAAGGTCGGAACAATGGCGGCGAGAATGTGCTGCTGCAAACAATGGCCTTTCAGCAAACTGCCGACTGCCTAACCTCTGCTTATGGCACTAAGTGGAACGGCAACGCCAGCGCAACCAATGGCAGTCTGTTTGCGGCGCAGCCAATCATTGGCGGCGTGGACTACGAGAACAACGCGCACGGGCCTGACGATGTAACGGGGCCGCTACTGAAAGGCAGCCCGACAGGCGGCGGTCGCCCGCTACCGGCAGTTGCCACCGCCATGCAAGTGCGCCGCCTTACGCCAGTAGAGTGCGAGCGCCTGCAAGGCTTCCCAGACAACTACACCGACATCAAAGACAAGTGCCCCGACGGCCCACGCTACAAGGCGCTGGGCAACTCTTGGGCCGTGCCTGTGGTGCGGTGGATAGGAGAGCGAATTGACCGCGCTCTGGGTTGACTTCGAGACGCGCAGCCGGGTAGACCTCGGCAGCAAAGGCGTCTACAACTACGCGCAGGACATGAGCACCGAAGTGCTGTGCATGTCCTACGCTTTCGACGATGGTGAGGTCGTGACCTGGACGCCTGACCAGCCGTTCCCCGAGGCTGTAGCCAACCACACCGGCCTGATTTACGCCCACAACGCAGCGTTCGAGCGGCTAATCTTTTGGTATGTGCTGCAACAGAACTTCGCCCTTGAGCAGTTCTATTGCACCGCCACGCAGGCCCGAGCCAACTGCGCGCCCGGCAGCCTTGAGGACGTGGGGCGCTTTGCCAGCGTCAGCATGAAGAAAGACCATCGCGGCGCGCAGCTGATCCGGCTGCTGTCGATCCCGCAGGCCGACGGCACCTTCCGCAAGGACGAGGCGCTCATGGCCGAGATGATCGCCTACTGCGAGCAGGACGTGCGGGCCATGCGGGCGATCAGCAAGGCCATGCGGCCCCTGTCTGACGACGAACTGGCCGATTACCACGTCAACGAGCGCATCAACGACCGGGGCGTGCTGGTGGACGTGCCGCTAGCCAAGGCGGCGATGCGCTACGCTCATGATGAGCTGGTTGAGATCGAGGAGCGTGTGGCCGAGCTGACCGAGGGGGAGATCACCAGCGTACGCTCGCCCAAGATGCGCGAATGGGTGCTTGAGCGCGTTGGCGAGCAGGCCAAGAAGCTAATGCTCGTCAAGGACAAGTATTCGATTGACAAGACAGTGCGAGCGAACCTGCTCGCCATGGAGAACCCCGATGAGATACCGAGCGCTGTTGCCGAGGTTATACAGTGCGCCGACGACCTCTGGGCGTCGTCAGTTGCGAAGTTCAGCCGCATGGCAGACCTGGCAGATGACGAGGATTGCCGAGTCCGTGGAGCTTTTGTATTCGCTGGGGGTGCCGCCACTGGTCGTGCATCGAGCTATGGCCTCCAGGTGCATAACTTCACTCGCAAGTGCGCTAAGGAACCTGATGCAGTACGACAGGCTATGGTCCGAGGACATAACATTGTCCCTGCCTACGGAAAACGAGTCACAGATGTTCTACGGGGAATGCTCAGGCCCGCACTGATACCGGCTAAGGGCAAGCATTTCGTCGTCGCCGACTGGTCGGCCATCGAGGGCCGCGTCAACCCGTGGCTGTCAGGCAGCGGGGCCGGCGAGGCTAAGCTCGACATTTTCCGGCGCCGGCTCGACCCCTACAAGGTCAACGCTGCTGCGACCTATGGGCTCCAATATTTGGAGGTCACCGGAGAGCAGCGCCAGGTCGGCAAGGTGCAGGAGCTGGCCCTAGGCTTTGCTGGCGGCGTCGGCGCTTTCGCTGCCATGGGCCGGGCCTATGGCGTGCATTTCGAGGAGGCGCAGGCTCGCAGGATCGTTGACGCTTGGCGCCGTGCTAACCCGTGGGCCGTGCCGTTCTGGCAAGACCTAGAGGAAGCGTACACCCGCGCCATGCGTAACCCCGGCCATGAGTTCGCTGCCGGCCGCGTAGCGTACCTCTACGACGGTCAGCATCTGTGGTATGCGCTGCCCTCGGGGCGTGTGCTATGCTACCCCTACGCTCGGCTGGAGAGCGACGGGGTGACTTACGCCAAAGCATCGTGGAAACCAGCCGCAGACGCCTCAGAGTGGCCTCGCGCCCGCCTCTGGAAGGGCTTGGCCTGCGAGAACATCACGCAGGCTACAGCCAATGACATCTTGCGCCATGCATGCCGCGTGATGGACGCTGAAGGGCTTGAAATTACCCTCACAGTACATGACGAGATCGTCGTCGAGACGGACAATCCCGAAGCCGTTAAGCAAGAGATGGAGCGTATCATGTGCTCCCCGCCAGCATGGGCCGAGGGCCTGCCCTTGGCTGTTGAAGCCAGCATCATGACAAGATACGGTAAGTAGAAACAACAACGCCCGACAGGTAGTGGCCTGCCGGGCGTTTTCACCAAAGGAGCTAATCAATGGATTTCTTGGAGTATATGACAAGTCTGGCGCCAGAAGGAGAAACCTTTCTGATTGTCAGGCAAAAGCCACAGTTAAAGAACGGCGAGATGCAGTTCCACGCCGATGGGGCAGTCAAGGCCACCTGGCCGGCGTTCCTGCCGACGCATCGCATGAAGGAGGGCCAATCGTGGTACGGCAACACCGCCTCTTTCATCCTCGACCGCTTCAAGGACGGTCACGTCAGCGCCTCGGCCGCCAACTGCGAGTACGTGCTGGCCTTGGTGCTGGACGACGTAGGCGATCCCAACAAGGCCCCCAACACCCCGACGCTTAAGCCGACATGGATTATGGAGACGAGCGAAGGCAGTTACCAGTGGGGCTACGCCTTCACCGAGGAGCAGCCCACTAAGGCCGAGTACAGCGCCGCGATCACGGCCATTGCCGCTGCCGGCTACAGCGACCCCGGCGCCATCAACCCGGTGCGGAACTTCCGCCTGCCCGGCTCGATCAACATGAAGCCCGGCCGCAACAGCTTTGCCGCCCGGCTGGTCGAGTTTCACCCTGAGAACCAATACAC